CCTAAAGACTATGTTCGGAAATTAGGAGGATATAATTATGGCAAATACTACGTTTACAGGACCAGTCCGATCGGAGAATGGTTTTGAATCAATAACTAAAAACAGTACAACTGGTGTAGTTACTAAACATGCAGATTTACATTCTGCAACAGGTGGTAACTCAGTAACAGCTGATGCTTCAAAAGAAGCAGGTGCTTTACTTCTTAACAGTATTGCAACAACTGGTTTAGTTATGAAAACTTACCAAGCAACTGTAACAGTTGCTAACGGTGCTACTACAGGTGATGAAGCGGCCATTGGTTTTCCATCAAACTTTATTCCAATGTTTTGTGTGATTAGAAATAATTCAATCACAACATCAGGTGGAAATATTACAGATGTTGGAACAGCTGGTGACCCTAACGCATATGTAGATGGTGCAGTTCTTGCAACAAGTGCAGTTACTTCTCAAATCTTTGCTTGCAACGGTGTTGCAGGTGTAGGATCTGGTGGTTCAGGAACTACTGCAGGAATTCCATTAACACCTGATGAAATCAGAGTGACAATGGCTGATCCAGGTTTATCAGCAGCTTCTATAACAGTAACCTTTGTTGGATTTACTTTTACAGAAACATTAGACCTAGCATAATAACAATTTAGCGTGGGCCTTCGGGCCCACATAAATTTAAGGAGAAAAATAAATGGCATCAAAAGGTGACATACAAGCTACGAGATCTACTGCAGCAGCAGGTGCTTCTGCGATTATTGCACAACCTATCAGACTAAGAGGAATTATAGTTGCTTCTGATGGTGGTGGTGCAGGTGTTTTAGAACTTACAACTACTTCTAATACTGGAACAACATTACTTATTCTTGATGTTCCAACTGGAGATGTAATTAATATATCTTTTCCAGAAGACGGAATTTTATTTCCAAAAGGAGTTTTTTGTAAAACTAAAACAAATGTTGCAGCATATACTTTATTAACTGATAAGTATTCAGGTCCAGGCTTATCTGCAGGATAAGGAGATAAATTATGGTTGATGTAGTCAGCACATTTACAGAAGCTGAAGCTACTACTATTCAAAGTGGTAGAACTAGAGTTTATGGAATATATTTTACAAATACAGCAACGTCTGGAGATCTAGTTGTTAGAGATGGTGGCGCAACAGGAACTATTAAAATAAAAATTAAAAGTCCTGCTGCTGCAGATTCTTATCAAATAGATGTGCCAGGTGATGGTATATTATTTAAAAATGATGTTCATGTTGGATTTACAACAGAACAAATAACAAGCTGTACTGTTTTTCACAGTGGAGGAAGTAATACTTAATGGCTAGTTCTGGAACTGTAGTATTTGAAAAAAATTTTTCTATCGATGATATAATCACTGAAGCTTATGAAAGATTGGGACGATTTGATTATTCAGGTAATGATATAAAAACAGCTAGACGTTCTTTAAATATAATGTTTCAAGAATGGGCTAATAGAGGTTTGCATTATTGGGAAGTTGCAAATAATAATATTACTTTAGTTGCAGGTAAAGCAGAGTACACAATGTTTAGATCAACATCTGATGGAACTTCAGATGCAACAGCAGTATATGGTGTTGATGATGTACTAGAAGCTGTGTATAGAAATTCTTCTTCAACGGACTTTCCACTAACAAAAATAAATAGATCTGCATATCAAGGTCTTTCAAACAAAACAAATACAGGAACTCCTACACAATATTTTGTTCAAAGATTTATTGATAAAGTAACTATTACTTTATACTTAACCCCAGGTTCTTCTGAAGCAGGAAATTTTTTAAATTATTATTATGTAAAAAGAATACAAGATGCAGGAGCCTATACTAATGAAGCAGATGTACCATATAGATTTGTACCTTGTATGGTAGCTGGACTTGCATATTATTTATCACAAAAATTTAATCCACAACTTGTTCAACAATTAAAATTACTTTATGAAGATGAATTAAAAAGAGCATTAGAAGAAGATGGTTCACCTTCAAGTTCTTTTATAACACCAAAAACTTATTATCCAAATGTCTAATTTATCTAAAGGAAAATACGCACAGTTTATATCTGACCGTTCTGGTCAAGCATTTCCGTATTCAGAAATGGTTATAGAATGGAATGGATCAAGAGTGCATGTATCAGAGTTTGAAGCAAAACATCCACAACTAGATCCAAAGCCAACTACTGCAGATGGACAAGGTTTAAGAAATGCAAGACCACAAACTTTTACACTTGCCTCTGGAGGTGGTGGAGGTATCGCTGTAGATTTAACCTTGCCAGCCCCATTTTCTTTTAGTACAAATACAAATAGCATGGTGCCTGATGATGGGTCAGCTATAAATACAGCTAGACAAGCACAGGCTACTTTAGGGGAGGTTACAATAACAATATCATGACGTATGCTGAATTAGTACAAAAGATTAGAGATTATACAGAGGTGTCAAGCACTGTCTTAACTGATTCTATTGTAAATGATCTTATTAGAGATGCAGAGTTAAGAATAATGAGAGATATAGATGTTGATGCAAATAAAAAATATGTAACTGCTCAAGTAGTTTCAGGAACAAGATTTATTGATACACCTGCTGATACCATGATTATTAGATCAGCTCAAATTGTAGACTCTGACGGTGTGGGTGCTGCTGATAATAGAGAATTTTTACAATGGAGAGATTCAAGTTTTATGTCTGAATTTAATCCAACCAACGCTCAGGGGGTTCCAAAATATTATAGCTGGTGGGATAACGATACAATAGTATTAGCTCCAACACCAAACGCTACTTACACAATTCAATTAAATTATATCTTGAAACCAGAGACATTATCAAGTACAAATACACAAACATATATTAGTCAGAATTTTCCCAATGGCTTACTATATGCATGCTTAGTTGAAGCATTTTCATTCTTGAAAGGGCCAAATGATCTCTTGCAATTATACGAAGGAAAGTATAAACAAGTGGTAGAAGGCTTCTCGATAGAACAAATGGGAAGACGAAGACGCGACGAATATCAATCTGGTGTTCCTCGTATCGGTGGTAAATAAATATAAGGAGATAAACTACTATGGCTATAACACAGGCAATTGCTAACTCTTTCAAAAAAGAATTATTGGAAGGTCAGCATAACTTTAGTTCGGGACAAGATAAGTTTAAGATCGCTCTTTATACTTCTTCAGCTACTCTAAACTCAGCAACAACTTCTTTCACAACTGGGAACCAAGTTCCTAACAGTGGTCAATACACTTCTGGTGGCGGACTACTTGTTAACAATGGAACTTCTATTTCAGCTGGTGTCGCAAGAGTTGACTTTGCAGACAGATCTTTTACTGGTGTAACGTTAACTGCTAGAGGAGCTTTAATCTATAATACTTCAGCAACTGCAACTAATGCAGCTGTTGCAGCTTTAGATTTTGGAGGAGATAAAACAGCGACATCAGGCGTATTCACTATTCAGTTCCCAGCCCCAACATCTACAGCAGCGATTTTAAGAATCTCTGGTTAATTCATAGGAGTTAAAATCCTATGGCAGGCTGGTCAACTAATACCTGGAACGTTGGTTCATGGGGAACGGGTGTCGATAACATCGTTTCTCTCACAGGGATTGGTATGTCCACTGGTGCAGGATTTCTAAGCACCGATTCAACAGTAGAGCAAGGTTGGGGTAGAGATCAATGGGGTGCCAGAGCATGGGGTAACCCAAGTCAGATTGTAGTTCCAACTACACCTGAAGACGATATGTCAATGTCTTTAGGTTCTGTTTCTATTACAGCAGAAATAAATGCAGGTTGGGGTGCAAAAAATTGGGGAGACAATTCTTGGGGTGTTGCCGCTAATCTTATTGCTACTGGTGATGCTGTAACTGCAACTCTTGGAAGTGTTGCAATAACTGCAGGTGCTAGTGCAGGTCCATCCACAAACAACAATCAACTTATTACTACTGCTCTTGGTTCAGCAGTGGCTGATATTCAAACAAAAGTATTTCCAACTGGTTTATCATTAACTGCAGCCGAAGGAACAGCTGATGCTGGTCCTGATGCAATGGCCACAGGTAATGCAATGTCTATGGGTCTTGGAACTCTAGATGCATTTAATCAAACGGGTTGGGGTAGACAAGGTTGGAATGTAAACGCGTGGGGAGTTGAGGGTCAATTTGCAAACGTTGACGTAACTGGTATTGCAATGACGGCTGCTGCCGGAACTTTAGGAATGACCGGTAATGCTAATTTAACTCTTAATACTTTAAATGTAGCACAAGTAAGTTTAGGTATTTTAGATCCAGCACCAGATGCTTCTGTAACTGGAAATTTAGCAGTTGCTAATTTAGGAACTCTTGTAGGTCAAGCTGGTGCAGGTGCATCTCCTTCAGGAATTGCAATGACAGCTGGATTAGGAACCGTTACAGCGGTCCCTGGTCAAGAAATAGTACCAACTGGATTACCAGTACAAGCAAGGCTTTCTTCAGCATTTAGTATTAATATTCATGTTGATATACAAGTCACAGGTTTAAGCTTGACTATGAACCAAGGATCTGGTAGTGCTTTAATTTGGAACGAAGTTAATACAGGTTCAGCGCCTATAACACCTCCAGGATGGCAAGAGGTGGCTGCATAAAGAGTTTGACACAAACTCTTATTTTTAATAAAATGAACAAATAAGGAATTAAAAAATGGCGAATTCAACATCTGCTAACCTAAAACTTACAGTTCAAGCAACCGGTGAAAACTCGGGAACTTGGGGTCAAATTACAAACACCAATTTATTAATTTTAGAACAAGCTATTGGTGGTTTCACAACATTTAATTTAACTAATGCTAATAGATCTTTAACTTTTTCAAATGGTGCTTTATCAAATGGTAAAAATGATGTTATTAGATTAACAGGGACTTTAGCAGCTAACAGAACAGTATCTATTCCAGACTCAATTGAAAAAACTTATTTTGTACAAAATAATTGTGACCATGCTGGTAATACTTTAACTTTTAAAACTTCATCAGGGACAGGTGTTCTTTTATGTGAAGGCAATTGTTATACTTTATATTCAGATGGAACTAACATTGAAAAAGTAAATGAATATAGAAAATGGAGAGTAGTTTCAGCAGCTGAAACAGTTCAAGCTGGTGCTCAACTTTTAGTAAATACAAATGGTGGAGGAGTAACAATAACACTTCCAGCCTCACCTTCTACAGGAGATGAAGTGCATTTTGTCGACCAAGGTTATGATTTTAATTCTAACGCATTGACTGTTGGTAGAAATGGGTCTAATATAGCTAACGCAGCATCTGATCTAGTAGTTAATACACAAGGCGCAGCCTTTGGACTAGTATTTTCTGGTGACGCTACAACAGGATGGACTTACACGGAGAAATAATATGTCAAATTACGAAGCAACAAAATACGATTTCGACGGAGCAAACCTTACAGGTATCGAAGGAATTCCTACGGCAACTATTGTGCCGTGGTCTTCTTCTTCAGTGCCATCAGGTTTTTTAGAGTGTAATGGTGCAGCTGTTTCAAGATCAACTTACTCTGCATTATTTGCAATAATAAGTACGACTTACGGAGCTGGAGATGGTGCATCTACTTTTAACATACCTGATTTACAAGACAACATTGCAATGGGTAAATCTGGAACTAAAGCTTTAGCATCAACTGGTGGAGCAAATACAGTTGCAGCCTCAGGAACAGTTGGTGGTTCAACAGCTAATGCAACTTTATCAACAGCACAACTCGCTTCTCACTCACACAATGTAGTAGCTGCTAATAACAATAACCCGGTAAGTGGACAATCAGCGATAGGTGGTAGATCTAACGTAAATAATAATGCTATCTCAACTCAGAACCAAGGATCTGGTACAGGGCACCAACACAACATGAGTGCAACTTTTACAGGTAGTGCAACTTCAGTAGTACAACCTTATTTAACAATTATTTATATTATAAAAACGTAGGAGAAATTATGGCAACAAACGCAACATGGACAGTAGTATTTGATGACAAGTGTGTTATAAAAAATACTGGAGCTGAAGCAGGCACAGGGTATGTTGTTGTTGATAATGATTTTTGGGGATTAGCTAAATGGAATAACATTTGGGCTATTCAATACGGCACAGCAAATCCAAGTGATACAGTAGAATACAGAGACGAGACACCTCACTCTTCTTGGGAAGATGCTGATTTAGGTGATTTTCAAGATTTTATTACTAGATGGGATTCAGCTCATTTAGCTCAATTACAAGCTAATTGGGATGCAGATACTTTAGACGGTGAAAGTGAATCTGATAAAATTGCTAGACTAGGTGCAAGACCTACATCTTATTCTTCTTAACTGTGAATCTCATTAGTTAAATTCATCCACGAAGTAGCTATATATTTTTCCCCTGACAAAGGTGGATTTCCTCTATGCACATAAGGAAAACCTGCGGGCCATATAACTATCCTACCAGTAACTGGTTTTACTCTTTTTGAAAAATGTAAAAATTCTGTTTCTCCACCTTCTTTTACAGTGTTTAAATAAATTGACCATACAAACCCTCTAACAGCACAAATATAATCACCACCATGCTCTACATGCCACAAATGATATCCTTCTGTAGGTAAAGTTTTTTGTATTTTTATAGTAGTTTTCCAAAAATTTTTAACACCATATGCACCTAATGCCCCAACTTCATCTCTATAATCAACCCATGCTGGTATGAAACTATCTACCAAAGGTTTTAGTTCTTGTTTCCAATTTAAATAATTTTGAGGTTCACAAAAATATTGCACATCTTTTTTTTCTGTAGCAGGAGAATTTTCAAATTCTAGTCTGTTTAAAGTATTTTGCACAGCATTTTGATCGTTAAATAATTTTATAGCTCTATGACAATCAGAAACAGGAATGTATCCATCATAAACTCCAATAAAATTTTCTATAGATTTTTTTTGCATAAGTCTTCTCCTTTTATATATGTTAATATCATGAATGTAAAAAACAATTAATTGAATATCTTATTCCATTAGTTATAGGTTCTGTCCCATGTATCCAAATAGGTTCAGCTGGAAAAATTATTGCATCTCCTGTTTTAAATTTTTCTTTAATTCTTCCACCAAAAAACCTAAATTCACCTCCCTCATAATCTTCGTTTAAGTTTATAGTGCAAGAAGCTCTTTCTATGGTGCCTACGTCAGAATGATCTTTTATACACTGACCTTTTTCATATTTTAATATTCTAATATTACTTGATTTAGAAATTAATTTTTCATTAAAATTAGGGCAAATTTTATTTTGAATATATAAAACATAATTTGTAACTACTATGTTTAAATATTTTTTTGCTAACTCAAAAGGCTCCTTAAATTCTTTATGTTTAGAAACTTCTTCTGTTAAATTTAAACATCTATAATTATCATAAAAACTCTCTTTTTCGTTATACTTATAGCTTTTTTCAATTAAGAGCTTATCTTCATGGTTCTCGATAAATTTTATGAATAGATCGCAAATGTCCTTTGGCATTAAACCATTGATATGATATTTAAGATCTGCTATTTTAGCATTAAAATTTGTGTCTTTCATAATTCAAATAAGTATTATATAACCATTTATATGCTACAGAAATTAAAATTCAAGCCTGGATTCAACAAACAAGACACTGAGTCAGGGGCCGAGGGTCAATGGACAGATGGTGATTTTGTTAGGTTTAGATATGGATTACCTGAAAAAATAGGTGGTTGGCTACAACTAACAGCTGGTCAAAAAACATTACCTGGAGCTGCAAGAGCACAAGTGGCCTTTTCAAGTTTTGCTGGAGAAAAATACTCAGCCATTGGAACATCTCAAGGTTTGTTTTTATATTATGGAAATGACTTTTATGATATCACTCCTTTAGATACAGCTATTACAGGAGGCACATTAACAACTGTTAATGGATCTAATGTAATAACTGTAAATAAAGGATCGCATAATCTAGCTGTTGGACGATATGTAACTCTTTCATCGGTGACTGTTACAGGAGCGTCTGACTTTACAGCAGCAGAACTAGAACAGGTTTATGAAATATTAACTGTTCCTGATATAGATAAGTTTACAGTTCAAGCCTCTCGAAATGAAGGTGGAACTGGTATGACTGCAGCAGGCGCAGTGACTGTTAATCCATACGTTGAAGTTGGACCAACAACACAAACAACAGGTTTTGGTTGGAGTACATCTACATGGGGAGCATCAACTTGGGGCACAGCTAGAGCAACAAGTTCTGTAATTTTAGATCCAGGAAACTGGAGTCTTGATAACTTTGGTCAGGTATTAGTTGCAACTATATTTAATGGTAAAACATTTACATGGAATGCAGGTGCATCAAATCCAAGAGCTCAACGAGCATCATTAACCACATCAGGTTTTGCAACCGGTAACAATCCTACAGCAAGTAGATTTACATTAGTATCAGACAGAGACAGACATCTATTTCATTTTGGAACTGAAACCACTATTGGTGATTCAACAACACAAGATCCGATGTTTGTAAGATTTTCTAATCAAGAAGATTTAAATACATACACACCAACAGCAACCAACACTGCAGGTACATTTAGATTAGATACCGGTAATGAAATACGAGCAGCAATTCAAGGTAAAGATTATGTATTTGTAATAACAGATTTAGCAGCTTATGTAATTCAATTTGTTGGTCCACCGTTTACATTTAGTGTTAGACAAGTCGGCACAAATTGTGGATGCATTTCTCAACACGCAGCAACCTTTGTTAATGGTGCTGTATTTTGGATGGGATCTCAAGGTGGATTTTTCGCATTTGATGGTACAGTAAAATCATTACCATCATTAGTAGAGGATTTTGTGTTTAGCACAGATGGAGATAATCTTGGATTAAATTTTAACTCTAGAGATGTTATCTTTGCAGGCGCAAATAATTTATACACAGAGGTAAATTGGTTTTATCCTAAATCAGGATCTGAACAAATTGATCGATGTGTAACTTATAACTACGCTGAAAACTGTTGGACAACATCGTCTTTAGATAGAACAACATATCAGGATCAAAGTGTGTTTGATAATCCATACGCTACAGATTATGGCTCTACATTAACGCCAGTTTTTCCTGATATATTAGGAATTACAAATAAATATGGAGCTAGTATTTATTATGAACATGAACAAGGCACAGATCAAGTTAACAGTTCAGGCACAACTTCTATAGATGCATTTATAAGATCTGGAGATTGGGACATAACATCAAGACGTAGTGCGTTAGGTCAAGCAACTGGTGTTGCAGATTATCGAGGAGATGGTGAATTTTTTATGGCTGTTAGACGATTTATACCTGATTTTAAATATCAACAAGGTAATGCTAAAGTAACTTTATTAGTTAGCGCATATCCAGATGATGTGGCTGTTAGCTCACCACTTGGACCCTTTACAGTTACTTCAACAACTGATAAAGTAGATACTCGAGCCAGAGGAAGACTTGTATCTATTAAAATAGAAAATGATGGTACAGGTGAAACCTGGAGATACGGCACATTAAGATTAGACGCACAACCGGACGGAAGAAGATAATGGAATTTGAAACTATAGTAAAACCTGATGGAACAATACAAATTGTACCTAGAGAACGAATTAATAATCTCCCTTTTACATCAATGGCAGAAATGGATGTTGCAAATCAATTTCCTATTATACCTAATCAAACAACATTTGATCGAACTATATTTCCTACAAATGTTCAAACAGGCATCATGACTCAAGTGCCTAAAGCACCTACACCAACTGGTGTATTTTTAGATAACGCTGGTCTACCAACAATAGATACCTCTTTTGGTGTTGCTAATGAACCAGATGATCCGGATGACGTAGAAAGAGCTACAAATACTAAAAGTGGTATTGCATCATTATTTGAATTTTTAAGTAAGCTTCCTACGCCACTTAATTTATTAAGAAGAGGTCTAGAGTCTTTATCAGGTATTAATCAAAGAATACGTGCTACTGATTTTGGTCGATCAACTAGTTTTGCAGATTTTTTTCAAAAGAAGAGAGACAGAAAAGCTAGAGAAGATGCTGCAAAAAGAGGAGCTGATAAACAAAGAATTAGAGATTTAAGAGCATTTAATGAAGGTGCGGGACAATACTTTAGCGGACGTAATGATGGTGACTCTGGTAGAGCTGGAGGCTTTGGCCAAGGTGCAGGTAGTTTTAGCTCTTCAGATCCAACTGCTACAGAAGGTAGTTTCTAATGGCTAAAGTAACAAACTACATACCTGAACCAAAACCTGAATACGATGTAGAAAATCAAAGACAAATATTGGAATCTTTAACTACATTACAAAATCAATTAAATTTTTCTTTTCAACAAGATTTAAAAAACGAGCAGGACGCATTTAATTATTTTTTATCATGAGTATAAATTATAAAAACTCGAGTGTCATATTGACTACCACAAATATGACTACAATTTTAAATATAGCAACTAGTGCTGTAGCTATTGTAAAATCTGTGTATATATCTAATAACAGCACTGGAGCTGTAACTGTAAATTGTGATCTTAGAGATAGCTCTGCAAGCACTGACATAGAATTTTTTAGAAAGGATATACCAGCCACAAGCACTATTAATGCAACAGAACAGGGCTTGAATTTAGAAGAAGGAGATGCTATAAAAGCTCAAGCAGAAACTGCAAACAAACTAGAAGTAGTTGTCAGTTATGCGTTGATAGATAGACAGAATGAAAACGGATAATTTACCAAAGATTGATTGCACTACGATAACT